GGACGGTGCGCTCGAGCTCGTACCAGAAATCGCAGGTCGCGGGATGCGCCCGGCGCCAGAGACGTTTGAGCGAGTCACATGCGATGAATACACGCTCGGACAGGCCAAAGGTCGATTTACGTTTAACCGATTCGTCGTACCAGCTTTTCGCCTCGCGGATGACATCACGGGGGATATTCGGCAGCGCGGCGTTCGCCAGCTCGTCGAGGTCGAGACCGTAGACCAGGGCGAAGGTCAGGAACGCCGCAACGCCACCGCCAAAGCCGAGGCCCAGCTCCATCACCTTGCCGATCTGACGCTGGTATTTATCAACATCGTCCGGCGAGATATTGAAGGCGCGGGCGTAGGCCAGTTTGTAGAGGTCCGGCCCCCGACGTTTAAAGTCCTTCGCAGCGGCATCCCATATTGGCGCGCCGTTCTGATCCAGAATCAGCGTGTCATAATCCCGGAACGCGTCCAGCTTCCACTGCTCGCCGGCAAGCCAGGCCAGTTTTCGCCCCTCGATATTCGACAGGTCGCTAACCACCAGCTTTTTGCCTGCGGGGGCCATGATGCAGCCTCGCAGCGCCGAGCTGGTCAGCTCCATGATGTTATCGAACAGCAGATCGGCGCATCCGGCTTTCAGCGCCTCGATGCCCTCGTCTATCTGGTCCTGCTCAAGAGAAGGGCGGGGCAGGTTCTGGGGCTGGAACAACCGCCCGGCCCAGCGTCCTGTTCGCGATGCGCCGCAGAACTGCAGCGTGCCGCGCAGACGCCCGTCGCTGCTCACACCCTTCATCAGTGATTTGTACTTGCTGGTGCTGGTGGTGCTGGCCTGCAGGCGAATAGCCAGCAGCTCTTTCACCGCCGACGGTAAATCAGGATCCGCCATACGGCGCTCCAGCGTGCTGCGCTGCATGTCCGGCAGCTCCACGCCGTACGATTCAACAATATGCTTAATCAGCGCATCGCGCTGCGTGGCCGCCTGCACTTCGCCGTCGGTCATCACCTGCGTGCGTTTCGCCAGGCGTTTTTGTTCGAGGTCTACCGCCTCGATCGCCGCCTGCGCGAGCTCCACATCCATGCAGACGCCGCGGTCATTGATCTGCTGGTCACGATGCCATAGCGCCAGCTCTGCACCCTTATAATTCCACTTTGGCAGGCGCTTATGCACTTCGCGCATAGCCTCGATATCAAGGCCAGCGTAAGCAACAAAGCGCCGCCATTCTTCCGGGTGGGTTTTGCTGGTGGCCCGGCGTAGTTTGCTGTTTTTTGGGCGTGGCTTGCAGAACAGCTGGATCAGTGCTTTACCTTCTTTATCCTTCGCTTTGTCCTGCGGGACGCCCAGCACTTCGCAAAGCGCCCCCAGCGCACCGGGGAGGCTGTGCGCCAGCGCCTGCACCATCGTGTCGCGCCAGCGGGTGACATCGGGTGCCAGCTCTGGCATTGCATGGCGCAGTACCGTGCGGTCGAAATGTGAATTGTGGAAAAACAGAATAGTGTCAGGGTCAGTGATGGCCTTCCGTAGCCTGCCGGGGATAGGTTCGCCAGCAGTCAGATCCCAGACGCTAACCGGCTCGTCGCCGATGGCCCAGGCGAACAGCATCACCTCGACACCTTCCGCATAAGCGTGCGTGCCGTTCGTGATGGGTATTTCGCAGTAGGTTTCCAGGTCGCCCCAGAGAATGGTTTCAGACATAGATATTCCTCGCGGGTGCTTTGCGAAAAGGGACGCTCTTTGCAAAACACCCGGCGCATGGCCGGGTGGTGGAAGGGCTAAACCAGATCGGAGGCGTCTGCGCCTTCGCTGATATCGTCGAAATCGTCAGTGCTTGCCACACCGCCGCCAGCGAAGGCGTCACCGTCGCGCAGGAACTGGACGCCGCCCAGCGATGCGTTAACGCGTTTGCCGAAGTTGTTGTCCTGCGCCCAGATGTCGATTACCGCGTTGACGTAGCAACCGGCGTAAGGACGGCCATCAGCCTGGATGAGTGGAGAACGGTCGCGATCGATAACCGCCGGGCGTGCTTTGTTGGCAGCGTTCAGGAAGAAGTTACCCGGGAAGCCTTCGTATTCGGCTTTCTCGTCACCATCATGCAGGCAGAGGTTGAGCTTTTTCTCCAGCTGGCCGTAAATGGTTTCCCACTTCTCACCCCATTTTTCCTTCGCTACCTGTTTCAGCGCTTTGCGGATTTCTTCCAGTTGCGGATGTTTCGGATCCATCAGGAAAACTGCAGAGAAGCGCGGGTCGCCTTCGCCATTCACGGTTTTTGCTTCGAACAGAGCAGGGAAAGCCAGACGGACGTTGTTCAGTTTAATTTTCATGGAGTCGTTCCTTAATCAGATGAGATCAGCGGCGAGCGCGTCGTCGGACACGTCGTCGAAATCGTTAACAGGGTTGATATTGAGCGCCGGGCGCGGGTCGGATTCGGGGGCGACGGTAGGCTTACCGTCAGCGCGGGTGATCAGCGCTTCGACTTTCGTCCAGCGGCGAGGGCTGGCCTTTTTGATGAGCTTCTCGGCTTTGGTTGGGCTAATCAGCTTAAGGTCGAAAACCTCCTCAGTTTTATAGCGGAACTGGTCTTTCAGCAGCGCGCGGGCGGCTTCTTCATTACACCAGGCACGATTACCCTGTTTACCAGTAACCAGCTTAAAGCCCGGTACCGGATGCCCGGCGTTCAGCTCACTGTTCACCCGGTCACACACCGCTTTGCAAAAAGACTCAATCAAGCCAACCTGGCTGTAAATATCTGCCAGTTGTTCGGCAGTCAGCAGCGGCACGCGTTTAACGGCCTCTGCGAGTTGCTCGCCCACTGGCTGGGTCAGGTCGACAAAATCGTCTTTCACATCGTTAAGTCTTGCCTGCGCCTCAGCGGTACACAGACCGCCTTTTGCCTTACAGAACCGGCATTGTTTTTCGCCCGGTGTGAAGTTTTCCAGCGGCAGGGTTTCGACGCCTTCGCAATCGGCGATGTTAAACATCACGATCACGCTGGCAGCTGCTTCCTGCGCTCGCTCGCCGAACGCCTGGAGCTCTTCCACCGTCAGAGCCCACTCTGAAACGTGGTTAAGCCTCGGCTTGTGGATGAACAGACGCACCGTCTCGAAGTCGTACAGCATGCTGAACTGCTCGAGCGCACCCAGGGCATACAGCTGCAGTTGTTCGTTCTGCTCAGCATCGACGCGCACACCCTTACCGTATTTCAGGTCGTGGATCTGCAGCTCGTTGCCCGCGATGATTACGCCGTCGGCGGTACCAAAGGACTCTTCTACGCCCACGATATGGGAGAAGTCGACACGCTGCTCGACCAGCAGCTCATTGCCCTGCGACAGCGCCCAGACGGTGTCGACGTAACGGCCAACGGCTTCGACCATTTCCTCATCTACCTGTGGGCCGGAAGTATCATCCGGGTGCTCAGCAAGAGGATAAGAGCCGAGGAACATAGCGACATTGCAACCTGCATAGTGTTCCGGGTGGCTCTGGCGGTTGCGCAGCACCTTTTCAGCAAGTGCATGCGCAGCGGTACCTTCTTCTGCGAATGAGGAGCTTTTATCCGGTTGTGTGGCCTCCAGCGCCAGACTACCGGGGCAGCGCATCCACCGATGCGCTGAAGACGGGGAAAGTCGTGCATGAACGTCTGGCATGATTAACCCTCCAGTGCTTTTTCAGCCTGTGCGATCACGTCTGCGAGGTTCTCGTCAGCAACTTCGCCGAGTTTTTTGGCACCCTGTTTCTCCAGAATCGCCACAGCTTCGGCACGGTAACCACCTTTCGCCAGTTGGAGGATCAACCCTTCAGCCTTTTTACGCAGCGCTGCAAAATCGGTCTGTTCGCCAACATTATCCCCGGCGTCATCAACCGTTTCGGTACCGCCTTTTGCCGCGTTTTTACGCGCAAAATCTTCCTGCAGCTGGAGGTATTCAACTTTGGTGATTTCGATATGGCCCTTTTTAAGCAGTTCGTTCAGCTTGCGTAAGGTGTGTAGCTCGCTGGCGGCGGAGCCATCAACGTTCTTGCAATAGAACGGCCCTGTACGTTCTTCATCTTTGCCGCTGGACTTCTTCGGTTTTACTTCATGGCGCCCGTCTGCGGGTGCATCCAGTAAACGCTCGGCAAAGTTACGGCGTTCTGCAATGGTCGGTAAATCGTCCCAGAAGCGCAGGACGTTACGCGCCAGATCCAGTAATGCCGGTTTGTTCAGATGATTGGCTCGTTTAACACCTTGCAGTGCACTGTCCAGGGCATCGATTTGCACCACTCGCTTATCGCCTTCGGCGTCGCGGTAATCAACAACACGCTGAACCATCGTTTCGCTGAGCTCCTGCGGGTCTGGGTAGAATGCAGCCAGTGCGATAATGTCGCTGAACTCCAGGTCGTGCAAAGTCACCTGGTGGATAACAGTATTTTCCTGTTTGGATTCGGTCACTGTTTCGCGGTATTCCTGCACCTGCGCCACGGTGTCCGGACGGAGCGCTACGCCAGAGGCCAGCGCAGTGATAAGACGTTCAAGCAGGGCGTTATGCTGCGTTAGCAGCTGGTTGTTAAGTTCGAGACTGGTTTCTAGGCTCATACTGCGGTCCTCGCTACAAGGAGAATGAAGGTAATAGCCAGGCCGAACGCGGTAGCGAGGGCCAGACCGGTGAAGATGTCGAAGTGTTTACGACGCCAGCGGAGCACATCGCGCCCCGTCAGCCGGTGGAGGTGTTCAGGTTTCATCGGTGGTGCTCCTTTTCATGTCGGGGAGCGCACTGTGTTGAATGCGCTTTCGGACATAAAAAAGCCCGTCATGGGAGGCGGGCAAAGACTACACACAGCAAAGGATGATTCAGTAACCGAGCCAGACCAGAACTGCCTGAGCGTCATAGGATTGTGTATCGCCCATTTCAGCCAGGAACTCGGATTCGCAGGCACCATGACGACGAACCTCATTAAGTGCACGGCTTTTAGTGATCGTTTCACCTTCGGCGGATTCGAAGTAAGTCATATTCATTGCCCTCTCAGTGGATTAGTAAAAGGCCCGAAGCCTTTGATTAATTCACTGCACGCCCCATCGTCGGGGCGTTTCAACTTGCGTGACTTATCAGCTCGTCGCGGTGTGGTCCTCTACGCTTACCGTACGCATACGGACTCGGCGCTTACCTCGATCCCATCGGGTGCTATTTTGTTGCCAGGAGCGCAGCGGCTTGCCTGTCACGCGGTTCGGTTTGTTAAAGAGCGATTACTTCGTGGGTATAAATCTACAATTTGAGTTGTATTGTGTAAACCACAAATGTGGTATTTTGAGGTGTGCAAATACCACATTGTTGATATTTAAGTGAATTTAGTTTGTAAGATTTTACAAGAAAAGTATGGGAGGGTTCTGCAACCCTCCTAATAAGGCGGGGAGGTTTAACGTTTACGACGGTAAATACGGTGCTCAATCATTACACCGATGATCTGCAATTTCATATCAGCGCTGCGCAATACCGGATAGTCGGGGTTTAATGGGACAAGTTCAAAGTCCTCAACACCAATCCCCAACGGGCGGTATTTTTTAAAGGTAGCTTCATGCCCGCCGTTCTTGGCAACCACGAACTCTCCTGGGGTAGGGCACAAGTCCGGGTCGATGATGACGATATCACCTTCTTTAAATTCCGGCTGCATACTGTCGCCATCAATGCGAAGTGCAAAGCATGTTTCAGGTACGTCTGAATCAGCCAGAACATACTCAAGCTCTCCTGTAATATCGGTAACATCCCTTGCTTCAGTGAGGCAACCCGCCTGTACATAACTAAGAACCGGGATTCT